CCACCCACATTCTTTGTTGCCATGATTAACCTACCTTTTTGAGTTCAGGTTTCTCTTTATGAGATGGAGGAGCTGGGGGTTGCCCAGCTTGCTTTGCCTCCATGCGCTTGAGACGAGACTTCAATTCTTCTTTCATGGGTGGTTCGATCAAGTCCAACAAGGACTCTTTGTCGATCACTCCAGCCTTGAAGAGGTTGAAAGCCATCTGTCTGTTGTCTTCCATGAAGATGGGGGAGTTGCTGTGAGCATCCACTTTCACTGTAAAGTTACTGGTGAACTGCTCTGCAATAAACGTGTGGCCTTGCGTGTCTTTGAACCTTGTATCGTCATAAAGCTGCATACATTTGAGGTATAGAGTTGCCAATTTCTCTAGACTGTCCTCAATAACTAATGCCCGCTTTTTCGTTCTAGAAGAACCTAGACGAGCCAGTTGACTTGCATGACCCGCTGACCTCACCCCAGCTTCACCCTTGCCTGAAAGGACGTTACCAATACCGCTGGCCTCCTCAAACATAGCATCTACTTCTTTAATTTCTGTAAATAGATCAGGTGGCATATTTGGGGCCATCTTCTCTACTTTTGCATTGGGCATATCTGTAGAGAGTAAGCCACCCGCACGATTCAGCGCAAAGTTCTTTTCGTCCAGAATGCCTGTAAATCCAATCAAGGCCGTGGGTGGGCTGACCTGTTTGGACAACAAATCAAGAATCTCGCTCATGCGTCTGTTACGCAGCTGCTGCAAGTACACCAGGCGCTGCACCTCAGACGCACCCCAGTAGTAATCGTAGAGCGGGTTGGGGCACAGCTGGACAAACGGGAGTTCACCCTTCATGAACAGGGACTCGCCTGGACGATCATAGATGATCACGTCAGGGTCTGCCTTTGTGACCACACGGTAGTCCGCTAGTTCATCATCCCATATCCACAACTCGGTCATCTCGACCGTATCTTCTGACACCTCGGCTTTGTATCTGTTGCCACCTGACAAGTCTAGGTTCACGTTACCGTACATGGTAGGGTTAGACTGGGAGAGAATTATCCTCTCTAGGCCACTGGCAATTTCTGTCCGCTCGTGTGGCATAGAGCCAACACGGTTTACAATTTCTTCCCGTCTGGGGTGCGAGTAAAGGCGTGCGTACAACTCAGACTTGGTGATGTAGTATTTTTGGATCAACGCCTCTTGTCGGTCAGTGTAGGTGATGTCTTCACGCAACACGCCAACGCTGCCTGGTTCAACCATGTACGGGTGAATCCCGTTGTTCATGATCAACTTGACGTAACTTGTACCGTAGACCAGTGACCAGGTAGTGGCAGTAGAGAACACCTGGTCAGCGTTAGAGTTGAGCCACTCGTCATTGAGTGCCTTGGTGAGCACTGGGACTTTCTGGTGTTCGTTCTCAGGAATAGACGCACCCAAGTTGATGCTGAACCTGGTGGTTTCTGCTGAGTAGAGAAACGAGGTTAACTGGTCTAAGTGCGGAAAGATTTTGTTGTAGAGGGCTGGGGCTTCATCAGGCCCGTTGCCAAACAAGTACCAGTTTCTCAGAGATGCGTAGTCAACCTTGCGAGAGCCTATAGAGACTTCACATTTGTAGATGACGTCCTTAAAGAACTCATCACGATCTAGCGCATTCTTGGGTATCTTCATGTTTGTACTTTCAGACCCTCGTGATCAACCATTGTCCCAGCACCCGCCTTGGGTGGTGTGAATTGTCCTATATCTCGGGGCATAATGGAAACAGATTCGTCTTTTACGGCCTTAAATTGCCCGCCCATCACAGATTTAAGGTTGATATTACCACCATTGCCCCACATAACGCTATCCCCAGGCCGTGGTTCTTTCTTTTGTTCTGCCATGCGCTTGTTGTTGACCTCCATAGCCTCTGTAGCCTGGGCAAACTCCTTGTCTGACAGCTTATTCTTGCGTTTTAGGTAGCCAGACTGGTGTTCACCCGCTCTGGTGGACTTAATATCGGTCATATCAAAGTCCATAGCCAGCTGTTGGAGGTTTTTGTCTGTTTTTGTAGTCTTGGAAGACTTTATAGCCACTGGTTGAAGAAAAACCACAGATAAAGCGGCATTGCAGCCTTTTATTGGGCATTTGGCCTCTCTAGACTCAAATACACCGTGCGATTCGCAAAAATAGTCCTTTAAAACACCCATATCACCCCCTTTTTGACAAAATATCGTTGAAATTACTGTAATCGTGCCTGTTTACAGACCCTAATTTGATCTTTGCTGCCCCGCTTGACAGGTCAATCTTGAGCTGGGACACCATAGGAACAACTGGTTCTTTCCTAAAATCCACATATCTGTGCCCAGAATACTTACGCATGACCTTCACTCTACCCGTTTTCCAGATCGCATAAGCCCTGTTTACCCGCTTTTGGGTGTACTCGGTCAGCGGTCTAGTCTCTCTGACAAACACTTCTTCCATGTGCAGCTTGGATAAACCCGCCAATTCACCAAATAGTTCAATAGAAATGCCCCTGTCTTTGTCTTTAAAGAACAGTTTTATCTCTTTCATGAGCTGTTGTTTGCTAAGAGCGTGCGTCTTTTCCACCGTAGACTCCGATCATCTTCAAGTAGTTGGAGACATTCTTGCCAACTGCAAGCTGCTCTGGCGTGTACTCGTCTTGTTTCAAGGACATCTCTTTGGACAGACGCATACCAATCAGTCTTGGCTGTACTTGTTCTGCCCAGGCAATCGTTGCTAGAGCAGCTGCTATTACTCGGTCATCCTTGCCACGGCCTGGTGCACCAATAAACCCGTTCTCTCGCACAATGCCCTTCATCTCTTCTAGCGTGTCCATGCTGAAGATTCCCATCATGCCCCGCTCAAAGTAATCTTTCATGTAGGACAGCATCCGCTCTTTAGAACTGGAGCTGGTCACAAACCCGATGGAGGAGGATAGTCCTCCCATGTTGTCCATGCGTCTCCAGATGTAGTTGGACATACTGCCGAGCACGTCCATCAAGCCTCGGCCTGTGTCACCCGTCATGGCTGCTGCCAGGCGTTTGAGGTTTCTAAGTTCGTTGATCACTGCCTGACCTGGACCGTTCACCTCTAGGTTGAGCGTACTATTCTTATAGGCCCCCGCCAGATGAGCAATAACCCATGCGAATTGGTAGGTGTTGAGTTCTGATGTTGCAAACTCTGCCACTTGATCAAGACCATCCGCATAAACTCGAAACACCTGAATGCAGAATCTATCGGCCCAGTCTGATGACCCGTAGGCTGGATCAGCACCAATGACGTAGTAGGCTGAGTCAACTGGTTGCTGCCATATTCTAAGGGAAGCGAGACGATCTGTTGATTGAAGGCACTCTGTATCTTGGAAGAGTTGCCCAAATGCGTATCTGTAACACTCATAGTCCAACCCCTTTGCATACTTAGCTGCGTCTGTGCAGCGACTGTTAGAAAAGAAACTCGTGCCAGTCATGACAAACGCATAGTCCTCGGTAGGCGGGAACTCCTGGTACATGAGGGTCTCGTCCTTAATCCCCTCTGCCATCTTCCACCTCCACCAGGCCATCTGTCTGCTGTTGACCTCCACCCCGTACAACTTTTTGATTTCCCTGACCCACTCTTTTTCATCAGACTTGAGTTTGCCATCCCAATACACTTTGTACTCTTTGCTCTCAGCGTCAACGCTGTAGTATTCGTTTCTCCACCAGCCACAGAAGATCGCACGCTGGGTGCGTGCCTTCTTAGCCGTCTTGTACATATCGTGGAACATATTGAACCCTTGAGCTGTGGATTCAAAAAGATATAGACGTTCTGGGTTCTTCTCTGCGAGTGAGGCAATGAGAGAGGCTAGTCCCTCTTCATTTCCCCAAGAGGCCGTTTCTGTCCCGTGTAGGTAAGTAATAGCCTTGCCTTGCCCCAGCCGAGACTTATTTCCAGCGATTTGGTAAAAAATCCTTGAACGATTTTTAAGTACCATCTGGTTTCTATTGTGGGCCACCAGAGGAATTTTGTATTCTTTAGGGAGACCCTCGATGTACATTCCCAGAGTAGAGCGGAACATATCCCTGTTCTCTTCTGTATCTGCGACCAGAGTGCCTTGCCAGCCAGGATGGGTAAATTGCCAATAGAGATCAAGAGCCAGGCTAACAGTAGTAATCCCCAGCTGCCGACCTTTAAGAATAACGAAAAAATGGACATCTTCTTTTAACCCTTTATCAATTTCACCCATCACATAGGACTGCGTACCCAACAGCTTACCC